TAGAGCATTAGACAACGCAGGTAACGATATTAGAAAGGTTACTGGCTCTCCAGCGGATTCTGTGCAACAGTTTTTAGGCAGTGCCTTTACCCAAACAGGTAATGTTTTAGGAGCAGTGGCTAATGGTGTTAAAAATACTATAATTAATGACACAGGGTTTGGTAAAGCTCTAAGGGCATTAAATCTCATAGATGGTGCTAATCCTACTAATCGTACAGCAACGGCTGCGGTGTTTAATGGACAGGGTGCTGATTGGAGAGTAAGACTATCATTACCATATAACTTTTATGACTCACCAGTGCTTAAACCTCTTATTGATACACAAGGATTTGTATTTCCGTATACACCGCAAATAATGGTAACACACTCAGCTCACTACAATCCAATTGAACCTGTACATAATAATTATGCATATTATGCCTATCAGAACTCCAGAGTTGAATCTATGACTATTACCGGAGAGTTTTTAATTGAAAACTCTTTAGAAGCAGAATACTGGTTAGCCGCAGTTCATTATTTAAGAACAGTTACAAAAAGTGCCTATGGCGGAGATTTTGGCACTGTAGAACAAGGTTCGCCGCCACCAGTTGTTAAGTTGAACGGCTATGGAGATTTTATGTTTAAAAATCTTCCTGTTATAATTACACAATTTAACGTAGAGTTAAGTCAAAACTGCGATTACATATCAGTTATTCATGGACCTAATAAGAGTTGGGTTCCAACTAGCAGTAATATTTCTATTTCAGTTACACCAATTTACAGTAGATCTAAAGTTGCACAATTTTCTTATCAAAATTTTGTTAATGGTGATTATATTGACGACGGAAGCGGGTTTATTTAATGGCTACATATAACACATCAAGTCCTTGGCACAATACTGCTATAATTGACAGCGAGTATTTAGATTTCTTAGAGATAAGAGCAATACCCGCAGAAGCAGATGATATCTTATACACAATTGAACCTCAATATACATATAGACCTGACCTGTTGGCATATGACTTATACGGCGATAAAAATTTATGGTGGGTGTTTGCACAACGAAACATGGATGTAATTAAAGACCCTGTCTATGATTTTGTACCTGGGACTAAAATATATCTACCACAAGGGACTTTACTTACACAGGCACTAGGAGGTTAATATGGCTAGTATTGTTCGAGACGGATCTGGCAATCCAGTTAGAACAAGTACCGGACAATTTGTTACGTCTGGACCAAGTGTTCCGACTAAAGTTCCAAGTACTGTTCCTTCAGCAAATATTAACATTAATGGTGTTAAGAGTGCAGTTGCATCTTTTAGTGAGCAAATTCCTAAGGCAGCAGCATCTACAGTAGAACGAAGACTATCAACTCGAAATCCAGCATTCACACAACTTTTTAATGCAGCCTCAAATAAAACAGGGTTTGGTCCACCTCCTTGGCCAAACGAACTAAACGATTACGCTAGTTATGCATATAAGTTTACTTTATCTGTATTAACTGCAAACGAGCTAAACAACCCAGACACAACTTACAGAGCCGGAAAATACGGAAAAGATACAGTAATTTTACGTAACGGCGGATCAAAAGATAAAGTTACAACTTTTGCTGAACAATTAATTGGTAAACCTGTTGAGTTGTATATTGACGATATTGAGTTACAAAGTTATATGACACATAATATGGGAGCAAAACAAGCAGCATTGTCTGGTATAAGTTTTAAGGTTTATGAACCTTATAGCATGGGGCAATTTATAGAGTGTTTGCAAGTTGCTTCACTAAAAGCGGGCTATGCAAACTACATTGACTCACCATACCTTTTAAAGTTAGAATTTGTAGGCTGGGACGATCCGACACAAAACTTTGAATCGATACCCCTTAATAAAGGGTTTGCAACAAGGTTTATGCCAATTAAGTTGTCTGAAGTTAGTTTTGAAGTATCTACACAAGGCTCTGTGTACAACGTTGAAGCATATCCTTATAATCATACAGTGTTCACTGATGTAGTACAAAAAATTACTACAGATACTAATGTTAAAGGTAGGACTGTAATTGAAGCACTGCAAACAGGCGGCGAAAGTTTAGCAACTATTATTAATACCTCACTTCTTAAAAAAGCAGAAGCAAAGAAAGTTCAAGCAGATCAGTTTGTGTTCTTATTTCCAAATTTTTCAAGTTCAAGACAAGCAAACATCTTAGGAAAAGGATTTAATTCTACAGGTGCAACTACAACTGGAAATGTTAAACCAATTTCTGACAAACAAAAACAACAAATTTATGAAAGCATTACTGGAATAGTTGGCCAAAAGCCACCACCAGACTTTGACGAGACTCTAAGCAAGGAACTTGGTATTGTTATTACTAGAAGTAATGTTGGCGAAACACTTAGAGCATATGCTGAAAAACCTGAAAACATAAATCCAATAGGAAATTCTGATTTTGTAAAAGAAATTAATGATTCGGGTAACCTACCCGTTGCAGCACCGAATTTATCACAAAATAAAGAAAAGACTGGAATTGCAAGGTCTAAAGTACAAATACCAGATAAACTTAGAACCTTCCAATATAAAGTTGGAATGAAAATGCAAGATATAATAGAAGATCTTATTTTATCAAGTGAATGGGGCCGTCAAGTAAAAGAACGACTAAAACGTCCTGATCAAAATAATATGGTTGAGTGGTTTAAGATAGATGCACATTGTTATGATAACCCTGACACGGCAACAGTTGCAGCAAAAGGCGAATCTCCTAAAGTATATGTATTTTTAATAACTCCTTTTATGGTACACGCTAGTAGATTTGCTAATCCATCTGCCCCACAGCCGTCAACTGCTCCACTAAAGTCGCAAGCAGCAAAAGAATACAATTACATATACACTGGTAAAAATCAAGATATACTTGATTTTCAACTTAAATTTGATGCTGCATTTTATGTAGCACTTAATGCTGGCGCTGAATCAATGGTTGGCGATAAAGCCGCTACACAACAACAAATGGTTAATAACACACAAAAAACACCAGGAACAAAACCTAATCCGGGTGCCGAAGGTGTTTCTCCTAGATCAGGTATGGCTCCTGTAAAAGACACTACGGGAGCAAGTACAGGTAAACAAGGTGGCGGCGGAAAACAAACTGTTGAAAACGCAGTTGCTAGAGATGTCAACGATGCTATTGTTAACAGTCCAGCAGATTTAATAGCAGTAGATCTAAAAATATGGGGAGACCCATTTTGGATTTCAGACGACGGAATGGGAAATTATGTTGCAGGATCAACAGACTATTTTAATAAAAACAGCGACGGGTCAGTTAATTCTAAAAACGGAGAAGTTGATCTTATATTAAATTTTAGTACACCTCTTGATATAAATCCTGATTTTGGTTATATGGACTTCCCTCAAGGAAGCGGCGGCGGCCCAGTTAAAGCATTTAGTGGATTGTATCAAGTTATACAATGTGCCAGTCGCTTTAGCGGAGGAAAATTTGAACAGACATTAAATTTAATAAGAAGAAGAAATCAAGAGTCAGATATGCCAGCCAACTTAAAAGGCAGTCCGGCACCTGCGGTTATAGACAACGAGTTTGGTGACGGCGACTTTGATCTTGGTGATATTTTAAACTTTGATTTTGAATAACTTTAGGAAAGTATAAATGGCGCAACTATCTAGAACAAGTAGTTTTGATTTAAAAGGAAACCCAGGACCGTTTCTTGCAAGAGTGGTAAACCACCTTGACACAAAATATATGGGCGGATTAGAAGTTGAACTTTTAAAACTTACTGAAGCAGGTAACATCGGATCTGAACCAGGACAATTAGTTAATGTAAAATATATGAGTCCTTTTTACGGACAAACACCAGCAGCATATCTTTCAAAAAATAGCGACTACCAGGCTACACAAAAATCATATGGTATGTGGGCTATCCCGCCTGATGTAGGAACGTTAGTGTTAGTAATATTTGCAGAAGGCAATATTGCACAAGGTTATTACATTGGATGTGTACCGGATGAATTCATGAACTTTATGGTTCCTGGTTATGCAAGTACTACATTTAATGGTGAAGATAAAGCAAAGATTCTACCTGTTGGTGAATACAATAAAATAGTAGAATCAGCAACACAACGAGATCCAACAAAGTTTGTGAAACCAGTTTCAACTTTGGCCAAAGGCGTCTTAGATAAGCAGGGACTAACTGAAGATACTAATAGAGGAACTACTAGTTCAAGTGCAAGACGAGAAATACCAAGTATGGTATTTGGATGGAGTACACCAGGACCTAAAGATAAAGATAGTCCTAAAGGAAAATATGGACCAGCAGGTAAAACTATTGATGTACCAAGTAGTAGACTAGGTGGTAGTAGTTTTGTAATGGATGATGGTGACCCTGTATTCTATAGAAAAAAACCTGCAAGTGAAGGCCCTCCAGAATATGCTAATATTGACGTCGGTGAAAAGGGTGATAACTCACTACCGCATAATGAATTAGTGCGTCTTAAGACTAGGACAGGTCATCAGATATTATTACATAATACAGAAGACCTAATATACATTGGCAATGCTAGAGGCACTACTTGGATTGAATTAACCAGCAATGGCAAAATTGATATATTTGCAGAAGATACAATTTCAATCCATACCCAACAAGATTTAAATTTAAGAGCAGATAGAGATATTAATATTGAAGCCGGCCGCAATATTGGCATGAAAGCAAACGCCCAGTATAGCGACGGTAAAATTGAAGATAGTAATGGTTACGAGTCAGGTCGTGTACAAATTGAAAGTGCATTTAATACAAATATTCTTATTGGTGCCAATGGACAAATTGAAACTAGAACATATTTAAATGCAGACGACATAGCCGTTGACGGAAAGTTAGATATTAATGTTAAAGGTGATATGTTAGTTGCAGTTGGAACTGGCGAAGTAGATGTTCCACACCACTTTGATTTAAACACTACAGGACACAACTGGTTTACGTCAGGAGAAACAACCGAAGTTTTAGCCGGTAAAAATATTATTATGACAGCAGGACCAGACATTCATTTTAATGGTCCGCAAGCAGCCACAGCATCAGTAGCAGGAGTTATTGCAGATTTACCTACATTTAAGGTAGTTGCAATTAACGGGAATTTAAGTTGGGATGATACAAAATATAAAGAAGAAGAGCCTCTAGAAACAATTATGAAACGTGTTCCTATGCATGAACCTTGGCCACATCATGAGAACTTAGATCCAACAAAGTTCACCCCAACAGTGCTTGATAGAGAGAATCCTGAAGAGGTGGTTGATCCAACACCGGTTAACATAGATGATACGTTTAAGAAAAAAGCGTCATAATAAAATAGGGTAAATATTGATATGAGTACTTTAGAAAAAAGAATATACAAAGAAGTTGTAGTTCCAGGCAAACAGAGAACACAGACTCTTGCGTCTCCTGCAACATATAAAGGTATGAGTACTGTAAATCCTGATAATACAACATACAAGTTGTACGATCTTGCACTAGTTAAGCAAGACATTATCAACAATTTTCATATTCGTCAGGGCGAGAAACTTTCAAATCCTGAATACGGCACTATTATTTGGGACATTTTGTTTGATCCATTAACTGACGATCTAAAAGAAGCAGTTGCAAATAATGTAACAAAAATAGTTAATAGTGATCCAAGAGTACAAGCAGATAGTATCATCATAGAAGAATATGAACAAGGTCTACAAATTGAAATAACATTGACGTATCTAAACTTTAATTTAACGGAAACAATGCAGTTAAAATTTGATAAAGATGCCGGGTTTGTTTCAGGGTAAATTATATACGCATATAATGAAAACCAATAAATAGTATAATAAGGAAAAGGGTATGTCATCCACAGATAGACAAAACAGATTGTTTGTAGCAGAGGACTGGAAACGAGTATATCAGAGTTTTAGAAACGCTGATTTCCAAAGTTACGATTTTGATAATTTACGCAGAACTATGATAACGTATCTGCGTGAAAATTACCCAGAAGATTTCAATGACTACATTGAGTCTAGTGAATATCTTGCCTTAATTGATCTTATTGCATTTTTAGGTCAAAACATTAGTTTCCGTATTGATCTAAATGCTCGTGAAAACTTTCTTGAACTAGCAGAACGTAGAGAAAGCGTACTACGTTTAGCACGTTTGCTAAACTATAATCCTAAGCGTAATCAAGCAGCAAATGGTTTACTAAAAGTAGTAAGTGTCAGTACAACAGAAGATATAGTAGATGGTAATAATGTTAATATTTCAGGTCAAACTATTGTTTGGAATGATTCTACTAATCCTGATTGGTATGAACAATTTATTAAAGTACTAAATTCGTCACTACCTGCATCTGCAAAGTTTGGACGCCCTATTAAGAAAGAAAGTGTAAACGGAGTACCTACAGAACAGTACAGAATGTTAAGTACTAATCAAGAAGTTCCAACATACGGATTTTCAAAGAATATTAATGGATTGTCTCTATCGTTTGAAATCGTATCAAGTGATGTTAGAAATGGTATAGTTGAAGAAGAAGCACCGTTTCCAGGAAACAACTTTGCGTTTTTATACAGAAATGATGGACGAGGTCCAGCAAGTGCAAATACAGGATTTTTTAGTAAATTTACTGAAGGATCATTAGATGACGGCAATTTTTCAATTAGTTCGCCAATAGCAAATCAAGTAGTTTCGATAGACTCAACAAACATTAACAATTCTGATGTATGGTTATATGGTTTAGATACATCTGGACTTGAGTCTGAATTATGGACTAAAGTTGATGCTGTTGAAGGTAACAATGTTATCTATAATAGTACAGAAAAAAGTATTAAGAATATTTACAGTGTGTTAACACGAGTTGAAGATAGAATCAGTTTAGTTTTTGCCGACGGTATTTTTGGAAACCTACCTAAGGGCGATTTTAGAGTTTATTATAGAACTAGTAGAAACGAATCATTAATTATAACTCCAGAAGATATGACAGGTATCAGTGTTTCTATTCCTTATCTTTCTAAGAATAATACTGTTGAAACACTAACGCTAAATTACGAATTAAAATACACAATTGATAATGCAACTACTAGCGAAAGTGATGCTAGTATTAAATCAAATGCACCGTCAACTTATTATACACAAAATAGAATGGTTACAGGCGAAGACTATCAGTTAGCGCCATTAAATGTAAGCCAGGATATTTTAAAAGTTAAAGCAATTAACAGAATTGCAAGCGGCATTTCTAGATATTTAGATTTGTCAGATCCAACAGGAAAATATAGTTCTACAAATTTATTTGGCACCGACGGAATAATTTATAAAGAATACGTTAACACAGATTCCTCGTTTAGTTTTGTCACTAAGACAGACGTTGAAGGTGCTATTGCAAATACAGTATATCCAATACTAATTGATGTAAATTTGTCTAATTTTTATTATGATAAATTTCCAAAAGTTTTACTAAATGATTTAAACTATACATGGAATAGTTTAACTTTTGACACTAACTATAACACTGGTTATTTGCAAGATTCTACAGGAACACCAGTTCAAATAGGATCATTTGCGTCTGGCGATATATCATTAGCAGTTGCCGGAACTTTAGTTAGATTTGCGCCACCAGAAGGATTCCTATTTAAAAACGGCGAACTAGTTGCAGACACAATTACAAATAAACAAAATGCAGTTGATTATTTGTGGACACGTATTGATTATATTAAAGATGGCGGCATAGAAGTAAATGATGACGGATCAGGACCTGTAACACTAACAACAGAAATACCTACTGGTGCAATTCTTGCTGAAGTGCGCCCTGAACTTTCAACTTCGTTTACAACAGACATCTTAGGTAATATGATTGAGCAAATTTTTGCTTATAAAACATTTGGTTTAAGATATGATGTAAATGATCTACAATGGAAAATTATTTCAACAAATAATGTTGCAGTTGGTGCAGACTTTAGTACCCTCAATGAAGGTGATACATCAAATCAAGGTGCAGATGCAAGTTGGTTACTGTTGTTTGAAACAGATGGTGAAAAGTATGACATTGTTTATAGAGGATTGCGCTATGTCTTTGAAAGCAAAAAAGAGATTAGATTCTTTTTTGATAATGCAGATAAAGTGTACGACAGTGTTACAGGTAAAGTTATTAGAGATAAAATAAGTGTGTTAAGCATTAATACAAATCCCGACACAGCATCGCCACTGACAGTTGATTATAGTTGGCAAGTAACAGACAAGTATAGAGATTTATCAGGTTATGTTGATGCTAAAAAAGTAGAATTAACATTCTTTGATAGTAACGAAGATGGATCAGTAGATGACCCGGATGCATTTAATACTATAGTATCACCAACAGTTGATTACTTAAACAAATATGTTTTCCAAGAAATAATAACAACAATTGAAGGCTCTGAAAATTATAACTATATTAGTAAAGACGATCTAGGTATTATTGTATTAGATAAGGAATCTAATCTAAATCCGTTAAGCACATATGATGACGGCCAGTTATTTTATTTTGCAACACCTAATAGATTTAAAGTTTATAATAAAAGCTCAAACACATTAGATATTGTGTCAAAGTACAAAGCATTTGTTGGTAGAGATAATTTAAAATTCCAGTATATTCATGCAGCAGATAGTGATGTAAGGATTGATCCTAGTGCAAGTAATATTATTGATGTGTTTATGTTGACTCGCCAATACGATACTGCATACAGAAATTGGTTGTTAGATATCAATCCTAAACCATTGCCACCAAGTTCTGATGCTTTATATCAATCATATAGTAGCGGGCTAACAAAAATTAAATCAGTAAGTGATGAAATCATTTACCACCCAGTAAAATATAAAGTTCTTTTTGGAGCAAAAGCAAATCCAGAAGTACAAGCAGTATTTAAAGTGGTTAAAAACCCAGACTTAGTTTTAAATGATAATGATATTAAAGCAAGAATAGTAGAAATTATTAATGAATATTTTTCGCTTGATAACTGGGACTTTGGAGAAAAGTTTTATTTCTCTGAATTAGCATCATATGTTGTACAACAGATGTCTCCAGACATAACAACATTTGTAATAGTTCCAAAACAAGCAAATCAAGTATTTGGTAGTATGTTTGAATTAGGATGTGAAAGTGATGAAGTATTTGTAAGCAGCGCAACTGTTGACGATATTTCAGTAATTGATGCTGTTAGTGCATCAAGACTACAAGCATCGGGTGGTGTAGTAATTACAGATACCCAAACATCTAATTCAGGTATAATAAGCATCTAACAGGAAGCAATAAAGAATGGCATCTAAAAATAATAACAGCGATTTTACACCAGATACAAATGGTAAAAGAAAAAGCGAATTTCACCTTCCGAAGTATTTTCGTACTGTTCCTAATAGTAAGTTTTTAGCAAGCACACTTGATCAATTAATGCAACCTGGAATGGTTGAAAAGATCAGTGGGTATGTTGGAAGAAAGACAACTAAGTCTTTTAACTATCAAGACAACTACATTTCTGATGTATCGACTCAGCGAGAAAACTATCAGTTTGACCCAGCAGCAGTTATTAAAGATAGCCTGGGTAATGTAACTTTTTATAAAGATTACATGGATTATGTAAACCAATTAAAAACTTATAATAGAGCCTTTTCTAATGACAGTTTACATAACCAACAAGAATTCTATACTTGGAATCCTCATATTAATTGGGACATGTTTGTAAACTTCCGTGAATACTATTGGATGCCTAATGGCCCTGAAACAGTAACAGTAACAGGCACTACTACCGAAGTAGAAAGTACGTATACTGTTACTACAGCAGATTATGATGATAATATTACATACATTTTTTCACCTGACGGATTAACAAATAATCCTACATTAAAATTATTTAGAGATGTAACTTATAGATTTGATCTTAGTGTTACAGGACTTCCATTTACATTAAGAACTAAACGTGATCTTGATGACGAGTTTTTATTAGAAGAAACTGTTTTTGAACAAGGTATTGAAAATGGTATAGTTGAGTTTACTCCTACTTCTGAAACTCCAGACGTGTTATGGTATGTTGCCGGAACATCAATTGATGCTGCTGGTATGATTAAAATTGCTAATATTGAAGAAGCATCTGTACTAGACGTTGAAGCAGAAATCATTGGCAAAAAGAATTATACAACAGGCAAAGGATTTGAATTAACAAACGGAATGAAAGTGCGTTTTGCAGGCGATGTTACACCTGCATCATATGCTTCAGGAACGTACTTTGTTGAAGGTGTTGGTTCTAAAATTAAACTAGTACCACAAAGCCAAATGAATGTTGCTACTCAATTTGTTGACACACGCAATTATTCATACGATGCCGATCCGTACGATGAAGTACCGTTTGACGAAGCAATAGGATATCCTACACAAAAAGATTATGTTGTTATTAACCGTGCTGCAATTAACGGTAATTTGTGGAGTAGATATAATCGTTGGGTACACAAATCTGTAATTGAAAAAAGTGCAGAAATAAACAGCAATATTGCTGCATTGAATCAAGATGCAAGAGCAACAAGACCGATTATTGAGTTCCATGAACATCTTAAATTGCATAACTTTGGAACAAAATCAAAATTAGATATTGACCTGATAGACGATTTTACAACTGATGCATTTTCAACAATTGAAGGTACAATTGGTTATAATGTTGACGGTGTTGATTTACAAGACGGTGATAGAATAATTTTCTTAGCAGATACTGATGAACTAGTTCAAGGCAAAGTTTACCAAGTTAATTTTGTAACATTTAGTGACGGATCAGGTCGTTCAACTAACAGTCAAATTGCATTAACTGAAACAGATGACACATTACCATTGTTTAATGAAACTGTGTTTGTTCGTAAAGGTACAAAATATAAAGGTTCAGCATTCCATTATGATGGTACTAATTGGGTAGAATCCCAACTTAAAACAGAAGTAAATCAGATTCCACTTTTTGATGTATTTGATAATGATGGATACTCTTATAGTGATGCATCTATTTATGAGTCAACAAATTTTAAAGGTACAAGTGTTTTTTCATATGCAACCGGAACAGGGGCATCAGATGCAGAATTAGGGTTTCCTTTAAAATATAGAAGTATTGAAAACATTGGCGATATTTTATTTAACTTTGATTTTTCTACAGATTATTTTCAATACACTATTAATAATGCATTGCATACAAAATATACTAAAACAGGATTTGTAAGACTTTATAGTGATAGAGAAGTTTATAATAATAGTAACGGTTGGGTATTAGGAAATACACTACAACAACAACCTGTTATCAGGCAATATGTTTATGACGGTACTTTTACAACGTTTGAAGTTGATGTATATAACGATAGCGGATCATTAAACGATTTGAATATTATTGTTTATTGCAACAATAAATTAGAATTTGAAGGTACTGATTATACAACCTCTGTTAATGGTAAGAATTTATTAGAAATACAATTTGTTAAACCAAGAACAATTGGCGATAATATTGTTATTAAGTCAACTTCGTCTGCAAATAAAAACGAAAATGGTTATTATGAAATCCCTAATAGTTTCGAGCACAATCCACAGAATAATAATCCAACGGAATTTTCGTTAGGTGAAGTAAATGATCACGTACAATCTATTGTTGAAAATGTTTCAACATTTAGTGGTGCATATCCTGGTACAAGCAATTTAAGAGATATTGGTCAAGTAACACACTTTGGTAAGAAGTTTGTTAAACATTCTGCACCTCTTAACTTTTCACTTTTAAATATTCTTGATAAGCACACTAATTTAGTTAATGCGTTACGTCTTGCACGTAGAGATTATGGAAAGTTTAAAAGACAATTTTTAAAAGCAGCATTTGAATCCGGATTTAGCGGACCAGCAAGAGAACACGTAACATTAATTCTATCTCAAATGAATAACGAAAAGATAGAATTCATGCCTTATTATTTTACAGACATGGTTGCGTATAAAGGTGCTGTTAGAGAAATTTATCCTATTGAAGATGAAACACAAACATACTTCTTATTAAAGAATAAATTTGATTTAACAGAATTAAGCAAACGTGCTGTATTAGTATATCTAAACGGTACACAACTAATACACGGTAAAGACTATACATTTAATGATGATGGATTTTGTGTAATTACAGCAGACAAAGCAGTTGGTGACACTGTTGAAATTTTTGAATATGAAAATACCAACGGTTGTTATATTCCAGCGACTCCAAGTAAACTTGGATTGTATCCTTTGTTTGTTCCTGAAATTTATGTTGATGATACATATCAAGAACCAACTAAGGTAATTCAAGGACATGACGGAAGTAAAATTGTTGCTTATAACGATTACAGAGATGAATTATTACTTGAATTAGAATTAAGAATTTTTAACAATGTTAAACAAGAATACAATCCTAATATTTTTGATATTAATAATTTTTACAGTGGCTTATTTAGAAATACTGGATTCAGTCTAGATCAAATAAACTATCCTATGCTTGCTGATTTTGTTCAGTGGTTAAAGTTAGTTGACGAAGATTATACAAGCAATAGTTTCTTTGATAGACTTAATAGTTGGACATTTAACTATTCAAAGATGACATCACCTACTGGTGAAAGTTCATTGGGTTTCTGGAGAGGTGTATTCATACAAGCGTATGACACAGACCGTCCACACACTCACCCTTGGGAAATGTTAGGGTTTAGTTTGAAACCGCTCTGGTGGGAAGATACGTATGGACCTGCTCCATATACTAGTGATAACTTAATACTATGGCAAGATTTGCAAGATGGTGTTATTAGAAATCCTAACGGAGTACAAATTAACGACAAGTATAAGCGTCCAGGTCTATTAGAAGTTTTACCAGTTAATGAAAGCGGAGAGTTATTAAGTCCGTCTGATAGTGGTCTTGCTAAAGATTTTAATACAAAATTTATTAAAGAATCATTTAAGTTTGGAGATCATTCTCCAGTAGAAACTGCTT